AATTGCTAATCGTGTTTATGCGAATCGTATGGGCAATGGACCTGAAGAGTCAGGCGACGGATGGTTATACCGTGGTCGTGGTCCAATTCAGTTAACTGGAAAATCAAACTATATGGCATTCGCCAAAGAGATGTTTGAAGATTGGGAAAACCTATTTCAGAATCCAGACTGGGTAAACGCAGATCGCGAATTTGCACTTATGTCCGCCATTTGGTTTTGGAATAAGAACAAACTAAACAAAGAAGCAGACGCTGGTGATATCAAAACAATGACAAGAAAGATAAATGGTGGCTATATAGGTTTATCCGACCGTATTGCCCATTATACCGAAGCAATGCACCTACTTGTTGGCTAACTTACATTTATCGAAGTGCCATCGTTTAGCGTTTCTTTCGTCACAAGTTTTTTTGCAGTGTGGACAAGTTAGTGGCGGGTGAGATGCTAAAATTTTACCGATTCTGTTGTAATACTCTGGATCTCTGTTGTTAACAACAATTTGCATTTTAGTCAAAGATTCTTCTGTGTGTTTCTTACCGTAGAAGTGATTATTTGACCCTTGTTTTGCGATAGACTGTTTCTGACGAATCTCTTTTGATCGTTCACCAAACAGTTCCTCGTAAGGTATGTTCTTTCTTCTGGCTCTTTGTTTTTCAATAAACTCTTTGGAGTGGGTTTTACCGTAGAATGGATTTGTCTCTCCAGGAAGTGATACTGGAGCAGAGTTTCTTGGAATTGTTTCGATGATGGCGTCTTCAAAATGGATTTTTGCAACTTCTATATCAAACAATTCAGATAGAGTTGTATGAAATACTTGAAAATCATCATTAGTTAGAGTATACTTCATGAGCTGGGATCTCCTTATTAGATTCTAGAGTAGGTGCGAAATGCGAATTCGGCGACCTACACCTATTTAGAATATTTTGTTATCAATAACCAAACTAAAATCAATTATTTAATGAAAAACTTTATACATCATGATATACCCAAACTTGAACGTAAGACTGGACCCGATGGTAAGCGAGTGTACTCTACGCCATCGGGTAAATCATATCCATCAGTCACTACCGTTACATCGTTACTTGGGAAACAAGCAATTATGGAGTGGCGCCAACGAGTCGGTGAAGAAGAAGCCAATAGAATCTCCTCCAGAGCCGCACGTCGAGGAACCGCAATGCACACCTTGTGTGAAAACTATCTCCGTGGAACCCTTGTTGAACCAGATCCATTTGACTATGACATGTGGAAATCCATACAACCTATTGTCGACAAAATAGATAATATACATGCACTAGAGACACCGTTGTACTCTGATCATTTAGAAGTTGCAGGAACAGTTGATTGTATTGCAGAGTATGAAGGTAAACTATGCGTTATAGATTTTAAAACAAGCAAGAGAGTTAAACGACGCGAGGACATTAAGAATTACTTTATGCAATGTTCTGCGTATGCCGTGGCATTTGAGGAACTGGTTAAGATTCCAGTTTCGAGACTGGTAATTATCATGGGTGTTGATGACGAAGAACCCATCGTCTTTAATGAGAAACGAGATTCTTGGATTGGCGACTTTGTAGAGTTGCGAGATTCCTATAGAAAAATGTTTGACATTTAAATAAATACAACGTATAATTAAAGAATTGTAGACGAAGGTTCAATTCTGAGTTTCGAACTAATATAAATAGGTGTAAGGAGAATTTATGAGTCACTTACATCACATTATTCCAAAACATATGGGCGGTACTGATGATCCTGATAACTTAATAAAATTAAGCATCGAGGAGCATGCAGAAGCCCATAGGAAATTATTTGAGGAATACGGACATTGGCAGGATTATCTTGCATGGCAAGGATTGAGTAAGATGATTCCCCGTGAAGAACTAATTAGAATGGTACAAAGCGAGGCTGCGAAAGAAAGATTAAAACAATTTGGACATCCTTGGGCTGGTAGAAAAAGTATTAACAATTTCTCAATTAATGATGAGTTTAGAAAACAGGTTGCCATTTTAGCAAATACTCCAGAAGCAAAGCAAAAACGAAAAAACACTTTTGCTAAAATAAAGCATCAGCAAGGGAATAAAAACTCAAATTATGGAAAAGTTTGGTGTGTTGAAAACAATGCTACTGATTGTTCGAACAGGAAAGCATATAATGCTAACATGATTCCCGATGGTTGGATAACTACGCAAGAATTCAAAAATAGAAATAAAAAGAAAAATCATTCGACCGCAGGTAAACAGTGGTGGAATGATGGGGTGAAGAATTACTATCTTAATCCAAATTCTATTGAAATTATTTCATTAAATTTGGTAAGAGGTAGAATAATGGTAGTAAACTGATAGAAAGAAATCTGGACAAGACGGGGCTTCGATGCCCCCACCTCCACCAAAAACATACTGTTGCAGACCCTAACGAAGGCACTTGATTAAATCAAGAATAGTATGTTTCTGATGGGGGTGAACAGGAAATCGATTGACAGTAAAGTATCTCTAAAGGCTACCCGACACAGAGAGTCGTTAAAAGTAAACAACGTAAACGCAAACGACGAACAGTTCGCATTAGCAGCCTAAACACTGCTTAGGGTTTCGGTAGGTTTCCTCGTAACAGAATAACCTACCACGAATTAGTAAGTCTTTGCTACACAACAGCAACCGATACCCATAGGTATCTTGTACTGTGATGATAGTGACGAACTGATGTTAGATGTTAACTTAACTTTTATAAAAAGGAAATAAAATGAAGACAGTATTAGCCGCAGCATTAATGACATTAGCAACAGTTTCTTTTGCAGCTGAGCCAGCAAAGAAAGATGCAAAGCCAGCAGCAGCCGCAGAACAAAACTGTGTGAAGAAAGATAAAGATGGTAAGTGCCCACCAGCACCAAAGGGTGACAAGCCAACACCAAAAGCACCAGCTAAGAAAGAAGAAGCAAAGAAATAATATTGCCTAAATAATATTACACAGAGGGTTGGTAGAACCCTACAAAACTACCATTTTACACACATCACACAAAAGGAGAAGTAAAATGTCAAACTTGACACCGTTCGAGATTCGCCTTGAACTACTAAAAATGGCGAAGGAAATGTTAGAACAAGATTATTATGCTCATCGTGAACGTATCACTAACGAATGGTCTATGCGAGTAGACCTAGCCAAAATAAATGGCGGTGAAATGCCAGATCATCCTGGTTTCCCTCCATACCCTTCTGAATCCGATGTTATCGCGAAAGCGCAAACTCTAAACGGATTTGTTTCAAACATCCAACAAACTACAATAGAAAAGACTAGCAAAAAGTCCCTTTGATTGGATTGGTGGGCGTTCGCGCCCACCTAATTAAGGAGATCGATATGCGATCAAAATTAATAATTCTTTCATTAATACTTGCAGCGATACCAGTGGCAGTATCACTAGCAATGACTCAGTATATGCCATCTAAATTATTACAAGTTGAATATACTCAACTAACTAGAGACGCGCAGCGACAAATTGATTGTCTGGCTGCAAACATTTATCACGAAGCAGCAAGCGAACCACGTGATGGTAGGATTGCTGTGGGGTTAGTTACTCTTAACAGAGTATATGACGAACGATATCCAAAAGATATCTGTAGTGTGGTTAAACAAAAGACTAACCATACGTGTCAGTTTACGTGGTATTGTAAAATGCCTTCTGTAAGAAGTCAAGATCTGTATGAGCAAGCGAAGGATATAGCTCTTCATGTCTATGCTAATTACGAACGAATGGCTGATTTTACTAATGGAGCACTGTTTTATCATGCAGATTATGTTAATCCACGTTGGCGTGGTGTTGAAAAAACAGTTGTTATTGGAAGACACATTTTTTATAAAGAAAAGAATTGATGATGTTAGATAAATTAAATATTCAACTGAAGTCAGGTAAAGATTCACGTCATTCGTTTTATCTTTTAATGGAAGATATCACGTTGGCGAGTTGCAAACCAGCCGTTGAGTGGGTTCTTGATATGAACTTTCAGGAAGAAGTTCCTGATATGTTAAATCTGGTTATCTGTTCTCCAGGTGGAGATTTAAATGCTACATTCGCTTTGATAGATACTATGCGAGGATCATCAATCCCGATTAGAACAATTGGTCTTGGTCAAATTGCCTCAGCTGGATTATTATTGTTTATTTCTGGTACGAAAGGACAACGTATTCTTACACCGAATACTTCTATTCTTTCTCACCAGTATTCGTGGGGTGCTTTCGGTAAAGAGCACGAATTGTTTGCGCAAGTTAAAGAGTATGATTTGACAACCAAAAAGATGATTGCGCATTACAAGAAGTGTACTGGTTTATCGGAAGCAAAGATAAGAGAATTGCTTTTGCCACCGCAAGACGTTTGGTTGTCTGCGCCAGAAGCAAAAAAGTTAGGAATCTGCGACGATGTTAAGGATCTTAAGTAACTATTTAAAATACTCAGGACTTTGGATAGGGATTGTAGTAAATCCTGTCCATTGGGATTTTCGTTTCACAACAATGCAACCAGATGATTTGAATCCACATATTCATGGCTTTTTTATTTCTGTTGGACCGCTATGGATAAGAGGGAGTGTCGATGATGGATCTTGGTAAAATTAAGGAGATTATGATGAGAGAACTTGCTTTGTTTATTTCAATTTCAGTTGTATTAGTTTCATGTATTATATCTCTTGCATGGTATTATGTACACAAAGATGCAAGCATGAAGACCAACATTGATAATGCTATTGCAAAAGGTATTGACCCGATTGCTGTAAGATGTGCCTACAAGTCTGAGTCGGACATTGTATGCTCGGTTTACGCTGCAACTCATGGAAACACTCCAACCACCTCCTCGAGGAAGGAAAAATAAGGGTCTCCAGGGGGTTTACTTTAATTCAGAAATAGGGTATAATTGAGTTATGTACTTGATGAAGGAATATACTATGTTACTTTATACTACTGTTGGCAAGTCGAAGAAACGTAAACCCAATGCAAAGCAGCGAGAGTTGCAAGCAGACTGGGAACTGATGATTAAAAAACATGCACCGAAGACCTCTAAGAAATCAGTTTCGATGAGTGCCGATGCATGTTTTCTTGGGAAACCTGCTCGTCGGGAGACGCCTAATATCCCAAGTTTGCCTTTCACAGGTGGACCATGTACTAAAAAAGAACAACAGATGTATACTGGTACTGCCATGAAAGGTATCGGCACTTTGCACAAATCAAATGCCGTACCCATCTTTACTGACGAAGAGGCGATCGACATCGCCAAGATGAGGAGGTAATATGTCAGAATTCTGTCAACATTGCGTTGAACTATCAACAAGAATAGAACTGCTTAAGCAGCAGCACTATAAAGAAATGCAATGTATGAAAGAAAAACTATCCGATGCACATCAACTGTACAAACGTGTACACGATGAGAATGAAAGACTTAATTTAGATTTAGCATTTTATGATAAGAAAGTAATTTCCAATGATTAACCTAAGTGATTATACCATGCGAGAACTAGAGGATCTTAGAGATAAGAAGATTATCGAAAAGATGAAACTGGACAAGTTCTTCAGTATGTTTCTATCTGCGTATGAATTGGATGCAGATGACGATGTTGATGCGAGCCCAGTCTGGAAACTCTACAAACAGAAACTCAAAGAGTATCAAAATGTAGAGAATACTATTAACCGAACCAAATTTTACATAGATCAAAAATGTTTAAAAGCGCAAACGAATTTTCGTTATACATAGAAAAAATAGTAGCAGAAAAGAGAACATCTTACATGGATGCTGTCTTAGAATACTGCCGAGAGAACTATCTTGAGCCAGATGATGTAGCCAGATATATAACTAAAAAAGACGGTTTCGATGTGTTTAAGAACCGAGGAAATGTCAAAGGTACACGTGAAGCATTTAATGCCAGAAATGATTCTTATCTGTTTGAGAAACTTGCAAGAAAGTTCCCAGTCGATAAAGATTTGATTCAGTTCTATGTTGCAAATTTTGCATATAGTAATGAGTATTCCCTAGATTCCTTTTCGGATTCTTTGGACAATCTTATGGAATGGACTCGCCGCAAGCAATCGATCACAAAGATCTTCTCAGATGATTGCTCCAGGATTCTTATGTACAAACACAAAGAAAAGCTGAGCGAGAAACAGATATTTTACTTTACTAATATTCAGTATCCAGGTATACTTAAGATGTTCCTTGGAAAACAAATCTCCATTGAATCTGTTGCAATAATGGACAGCTACATGAAACTTCTTGAGAACTGGAAACAAAATTCTTCTATGCTCCTGCTCTGGGAAACTGATATACGGAGGATAGAGAAATTGGGTGGATTCATTAAGTTCGATAAAAAGAAAATTGAATCTGTTATCAAAAACTTTGTAGACGAATTAAAAGATTAATCATGGGTAAGACTTACACTCGTCAAGCGAAAAAATTTGACGATGATTTTTCCAGTGGGCGTTCTGGAAAACATAGTAGACATGCCATGGGAAGAAAAACCCACGGTATGAAAACGCTAAATAGTTATGTTGAAGAAAATTATGAAGTAGAAGAAGTTGTAGAACTTGAAATAGATGAAGTACAAAAACAAACTAATTAATACCACGTTCATACTACGTTTATACGAAAGGAAATATAATGGACATTCAAGCACTACGTAAAATGCGCAACTCGGACTTCAGCAAAATCGCTGGTGAGTTTGAGAAGATTGCGAATCCCGAAACAAGTAACACAAAGTCTTACGTCGATGATCGCTTCTGGCGGTTAGAGGGTGATAAGGCAGGTAATGGCACAGCAACACTTCGCTTCTTACCTAAGCATGACGAAGACGAACTTCCATGGGTTAAGATTTTTAGTCATGGTTTTCAAGGACCAACAGGTAAGTGGTATATCGAAAACTCTTTGACCACTCTTGGCGAAAACGATCCAGTCGGTGAATTGAACTCACGTCTCTGGAACTCTGGCGTTCAAGCCAATCAAGATATTGCTCGCAAACAAAAGCGTAAATTAAGTTTTGTTGCTAATGTTCTTATCGTTTCTGATCCAAAACATCCAGAGAATGAAGGTAAGGTCAAACTGTTTAAATTTGGCAAGAAAATCTTTGATAAGATTATGGACAAAGCACGTCCAACTTTTGAAGACGAGAAACCAGTCAATGTCTTTGACTTTGATGCTGGCGCCAACTTTAAACTGCGTATGCGTAAGAAAGATGGCTACTCTAACTATGATGAGTCAGTATTCAGCGATCCAGCACCAATTGGTACTGATGAGGAAATTGAGCGTGCTCTGAAGGGACGTTACAAACTGGCTGAGTTTCTAGATCGTAAGAACTTCAAGTCCTATGACGAACTCAAGAAAAAACTTGAGGAAGTTTTATCTGGTGACAGCTACGTATCTAAATCTGCTGCAAGTATTGCTGAAGAAGAAGACCGTCCAGTGGCAGCTGCGCCAAAG